ACCGGAGGACAATCGTGTCTGGGCCAAGCAAGAAACTGATGATCTATTCGACGCTGACATCGCATCTTTTGAACGCGGTGTTCTTCGTCTTGTTCCCGGCGTTGTTGGGCATCAAGGCCGCTTTGACGCTCTGGTCTCTTTTGCATACAACGTAGGGCTTGGAAATCTTCAGCGCAGCACGGTGCGGATCAAGGCTAACCGTGGGGAATGGGAAGCCGCGGCAGACGCCCTCCTACTTTGGAACAAGGCAGGTGGAAAAGTGTTTGCTGGGCTGGATCGTCGGCGCAGGGAAGAAAGGGCTTTTTTCCTATCATGAGTACCGCAAAGAAAACAGACCCGGCAAAGTGGGACAGGATCGTCTCCCAGGTCAAAGCAAGCGGGAAAGGCGGCTCTCCAGGCCAATGGAGCGCCAGAAAAGCGCAGCTTGCCACGCAGAAATACAAGTCTTCTGGGGGTGGTTACAAAGGGCCAAAGAAAGCGGATAATTCGCTTGCAAAGTGGACGAAAGAGGACTGGGGCACGAAGTCTGGAAAGCCGTCCACTCAAGGGTCTGAGGCAACCGGCGAGCGGTATCTGCCCAAAAAGGCACGAGAGAAGTTGACACCTTCTGAATACGCGGCAACCACGAGAGCCAAGAGAGAGGGGATGCGAAAGGGCAAGCAATTTGTCTCGCAGCCTGAATCAATCAAGAAAAAGGTGTGGTGATGGCGACAGCAGCGGTTATGACTTATGACAGTTTGGTCGCAGATATCTCGTCATATCTTGAGCGAACCGATACTGCCACTCTTGAAAAAATCCCGACTTTCATCATGCTGGCAGAGCAAATCATCGCCAGCCAGATCAAGTTTTTGGGCAATCTGATGGTTGCTCAAAGCACGATGGTCGCAACTCAGCCGATCATTGAAAAGCCAGCAAGATGGCGAAAAACTGTTTCCATGAACGTGGTGGTTGATGGAAGGCGTGAGCCTATTCTGCTGCGAAAGTATGAGTATGTGCGCTCATATTGGCCTGACGCAACGGACACGGACAAACCGATCTTCTATTGCGATTACGACTACACGCACTGGTTGATTGCGCCTACGCCCGATGAGGCGTATTCCTACGAAGTGCTGTATTACGAGCGGCCACAACCATTGGACTCCAGCAATCAATCAAACTGGTTCACCCAGTATGCGCCCCAGGCGCTTCTGTACGGCTCACTCTTGCAGGCGATGCCGTTCCTCAAAAACGATAACCGGGTTCAACTTTGGCAGTCAATGTATCAGCAGGCGATGGACATCCTGACTGCTGAAGACAAACTGCGGATTGCTGACCGTCAAACCATAGCGGTGGATTCATGAGTTACAACAGCCCATTTACAGGAAACGTCATCCAGCCAACGGATGTTTCGTTCCGCTCCATCACTTTGTCTGCTAACACTCAGTTGGCATGGCCCATCAACGGAAATGTTGACGGAGACTACACGGCCAGGATCATGGAGGTCACAGCGACGGCTCCGGGTCTTGAGTTGTGGATGCCCCCCGCAAATCAGGCGTCTGTCGGCCAGGATGCGCTGATTCGCAACGTCGGAGCAAACTCGTTTGATGTCAGGACGTTCAACGATCAAGCGGCCATCGTTACGGTGGCGCCAAGCCAAGCTCGGTACATCTACATTGAAGACAACCCAAATGCGTCTGGCTCTTGGGGGGTCATTGCGTTCGGCGTGGGGACATCCAACGTCGATGCGGCGACCCTTGCTGGATACGGTCTTCTGGCCCTGAGCAACACGCTCAATGCAAGCCATCCGGTCACAACCTTTGCGTCCAACACAACGGCCACAGATGCTTTCCGCGCACAGTCCTATGTGTGGGTTGGTGGCGCAGGTACGTTTACGCTTCCCTCTTCTTCATCTCTTGGCAACAACTGGTTTATGTTGCTGAGAAACTCTGGCAACGGAACGCTGACTGTTTCGACGACTGGTGGAGACCTTTTCAACGGCTCTACAACTGTGGGCTTGCAAGCTGGTGATTCGTGCATCATCGTTTGCTCTGGGTCTGCATACTACTCTGTTGGCCTTGGGCGGGCAACGCAGTTCAACTTCACGCAGTTGACTTACCCCGTCACCAACGGAACGTATACATTGACCTCGAATGAAGCGTCCAATGTGATCATGAAGTTCACTGGCACTTTGAGCGGAAATGTGGTCATCGTCGTTCCAGAGACGATTCAGGTTTATTACATTCAGAACTCGACTGATGGAACGGTTAACAACTACACCGTCACGATCAGAACGGCAGTGTCCGGCGCTTCTGTCGCAATAATTCCCGCTGGTCAGCAAGCTACTTTGGTTTGCGATTCCGTAAATATTTTTAACGCCAATACCATTTTGGCTGGCTCTTCATCTATCAGTTTGATCGATGGCACTGTTGGTGCCCCGGCACTTAACTTTGGAAGCGAGCCAACAACTGGTATATATCGAGGCGCTGCCGGACAGTTTGATATTTCAATTCTTGGCGTCAATAGATTTATTTTGAACGCAACTGGACTTGAAATCAATGGAAGCGGAAACTTCACAGGCGGCGTATCCGGTGGGGTGTTCCCATGACAGAAAAGGTCTTTGCCCTTGACACAAAACCCGGCATTCAGCGTGATGGAACAGTTTTTGACAAGCTGTTCTACAACGATGGCCGCTGGGTGCGTTTCCAGCGTGGGCGGCCTAGAAAAATCGGTGGCTACAGAGAGATTTCCGGCCAACTGAATGGCCCTTCGAGGGGCATCTGGATTGACCCCAAAAACGGCTTCAACAGCGTTTTTAGCGGCTATTCTGACGGTCTACAAAGGCTTGAGATTGACAACAATGGCGTTGGCGCTGGTGTTGCGAGTTTCACGCTTTCAAACTTTACTGCCAGCCCCTTGAACCTGTGGCAGTTTGACGGGTTCTATGATGTATCTGGGGCAGGAATTGCATCGCTTGTAGCTCACCCTGGCAGGAACATCGCTCAGATTGATGCATCAGCAAATTCTCCTGTTCTGATAGGAGACATCAGCGGTACGACCATGAGCCAGATCGGCGTCTTCACTGACACGATCACGGCCACCGGGACTACAACGGTGACGACGGCCACGGCCAATTTGCTGATCGGGGCGGGTCAGACGGTCACCGGCTCTGGCATACCTGCCAACACCACGGTTGTGAGCGTTTCTGGGACATCTATTGTCTTGTCCAACGCCGTACCGGCCAGCACGGTGGTTGCCACGTTCAACAACAACGTCAGCGTCTCTGGTGGTGTGGTGGTGATGCACCCGTACATCTTTGTTTATGGCAACAATGGGTTGATCAAGAACTGCTCGGCTGGAAATGCTCAGGACTGGGTTTCTGCCGACGCAAACGAGACCAACGTAGCCAGCGGAAAGATCGTCAAGGGTCTGCCGGTTCGAGGTGGCTCAAACGCACCTTCTGGGCTGTTCTGGAGCCTGGACAGCCTTATCCGTGTCTCTTTCATCGGTGGTACTGGATCGCCCCCTCAATACTGGCGCTATGACCTGATTTCGAGCCAATCGTCCATCCTCTCCAGCCAGTCGGTCATTGAATATGACGGCATCTATTACTGGTGCGGTACGGATCGTTTCCTGATGTACAACGGCGTTGTCAAGGAAATACCGAACAACATGAACCAGAACTACTTTTTTGACAACCTGAACTATTCTCAGCGTCAAAAAGTGTGGGCAACCAAGGTTCCTCGGTACGGCGAGGTCTGGTGGTTCTATCCCCGTGGAGATTCTACGGAGTGCAACGATGCCATCATCTTCAACACCCGAGAGAACACTTGGTATGACGCTGGTCAAGCCCTGGGCGCCAGCAGGTCGGCTGGTTATTTCTCTCAGGTGATCAGCTACCCCATCATGTCTGGATGGGACGAAACAGTCGCTCAAACCGTCTATTCAGGATCGTTTGATCTGGTGTCTGGGTCTCCATATTTGTTTTCGGCCACCCAAATCATCGGCCTTGATCCAAATCAGACGATCACGGCAACCAACATCCCTACGGGGACAAAGATAGCAACGCTCACATCGAGCGGTATTGATGCGCTGACCAACCTCGTCGGCGGTTCTGGCTACACAAACGGGTCGTACACCGATGTTCCGTTGACCGGAGGCAATGGGTTTGGCGCGACTGCCGATATCACTGTATCGGGCGGTGCTATCACTGTGGTGACCATCGTCAACCCAGGCGCAACGTATCAAGTGGGAGATGTTTTGAGCGCCGATGATGCTGATCTTGGCGGCGGTGGCGGTGCTGGGTTCAGCATTGAGATTGACACCATCTGGACTCAGGTCATCACCATGACCGCCAACGCAACGGCCACAACAACGCAGACGGTTACGTTTGAGACGCCTGCTGGCTTGATCAGCCTATGGCAGCACGAATACGGAACCGACGAAGTGAAAGGGCAAAACCAAAATGCAGTTGAATCATATTTTGAGACATCTGATCTTGGTTGGGTGGCTGGAGGCCCAAGCGAGTCTGCTATGGTCGGTCAAAACAATTGGGTGCGGGTTGAGAGGATTGAACCCGATTTTCTGCAATCGGGCGAGATGGAAGTCTATGTGACTGGACGACCGTATGCACAAAAAGAGGATGTAACGAGCCAGCCCTACAATTTCCTGTCCGGAACGGGGAAGATTGACATGAGAGAGCAGCGCAGGGAACTGCGATTGATTTTCAGGAGCAATGTTCAGGACGGTGACTACCAGATGGGCCGCGTGATCATCAGTGCTGATTTTGGCGATGTCAGGGGCTTCTAATGACCCTTGCTCTGGTCTATGATCCGCGAGGGCATACGTTTGATTCTTGGGCCAGCCTTATGGTTGAGGCTTATGCAGCGCAGCAGCTTGAGATTCCAAACGAGAGGACAGATTGGAAACTTTGGGGCCAAGGACTTTTGGCGATTGACATCTTCACCAATGAAGCCATCCCCAATCCAGCACTGTTCGATGACTGGCAATTGTGGGCACAATCTTTGGTCAATGCAGTAAATCAACGGGTTTGATATGCAACAAGACTACGCAGTTGATCAAGATGCTGTCGTCAAGATAGCGACCAACTACTTTCGTAAAGCCACAAAAACAGAAGAGCAGGCCCAGGCCATGCTGAACGGGCTTGCCAGAATTTTGCAAGATGAGGGCGCGAAGCTCGTCCATCTTGGCAACGTATTGTTTCTCGTCATGGTTCGTGGAAAGGGTGTGGTTGAAGTCCACACCATCGGAGAAGAAAAACAGCCAAGGGATTTGGCAAAAGATTTCGTCAATCTCTCCAAGTATTTAAAGAATATTGGCGTCACCACAGCCTACACATATTCTGAAGATGAAAAGTTCAAAAAACTTGCAAAGATGGTTAACCTTGACATCAAGCAATACAAGGCTGAAGTAGAGGGCAAAAAGCTCAACGTCTTTGTGGTGGAGTTGTAAATGCCAGCAATACCATTTATTGCGGTTGCATTAGGTGCATCAGGCGCTTTTACAGCGATTGGTGCGGGGTTGGCTGGAATTGCTGGGCTTTCTGTTGCAACTGGCGGGGTTGCGGCGTCTTTGGCTGCCGGTACTATCAGTTCTGCTGCTGCGGCAGCTATAGGTGCTGGAGCGTTTTCTGCGGCTGCGACGGCAGTACAAGGCGGCAAAGCAAGCGATGTTTTGAAATCCGCTGTGATTGGCGGCATCACATCATATGCTGGATCATCGATAGCTCAATCGGTAGCACAATCGGTCAGTTCTTCTGCGATTGCAAGTGGCACAGAGGCGTCAATTGCTAAGGCAATGGGGCAAATCATTGGCAGCGCATCTGCTGGAGCCATTACTTCAGGAACATCTGCTTTGCTATCTGGCAAAGACCCTATTAATGCGCTTTTGAAGGGTGGTTTGACTGCTGGAATGTCGGCAGGAATTGGCCTCGGCGTAGAAAGATTAGTAAGAGATGTCCCCGCTCTTTCAAATCCTACAAACAACGCAGAGGCCGCGCTGCAAAGGGCTGTCAAATCAGCGATTGGGGCAACAATCGCCTCTGGTGGTAATCCAGATGCCATCGGTCTTTCTGTTTTAAATTCTTTTGTAAGCACAGCAGGAGAATTGGTTGGAAGACAAATAAGGGATACAAGCTCAAAACTCAGTTCAGCAGATCAACAGTTTAGAGCAAGCGAGGCAGATTATCAAAATAACCTTGCAAAACAGGAATCTCTGGCTGCTCAGTACAACCAACAAATAAAGCCGCTGCAAGACAAATACTCTCAAATTGAAACCCTGGCAAGTCAGTACGATGATTTAGCAAACAAATATAATAATTATGATTCACATATGACGAGTCAAGGTTATACCTTGATCGGAGGTGGATATGACGGGGATGGAAATTATGAAGGGGATTTTTACGCAAAACAGGTTTGGGTTCCAGCCAGACAGGCAAGCGGATATAATGATGATGGACAATATATTACATGGGAAATTCCTGGTGGATATCAGTGGCAAAGAGCTGGCGCCAATGTAACGACCGAAAAACAGGCAATTTATGATCAAGCAATGGCCCTCAACGGTCGGATTGAGAGAGAGGCTACCGACTTTAAAAATTTACAAACGCAAATACTTGGTGGAGAGGTTACGAAATATAAAACTGAAACACAATCCCGGACAGAATCTCATTATGACGCCGGCACGATTACGGTTCCGGTAGAAGTTCAGGTTCCGTACACGGAAACTGTCGTTGGGTCTATTCAGCCTATCAAAAATGAGCTTGATAGTTTAAAAAGTCAAGTTGAGCCTCTTGGTGAAAAACTCGTAGAGGCAAAAAACAATCTTGAAAAATCAGTAGCTGAATTCAACGAAGTAGAAACAAGTAATGCCGCTCTTGTTCAAACACAAATCAACAATTTTGTTTCTGCGCGTGATCAATACAGAGCAGAATTTGGTGTTGATCCAACAGAAGATCAACTAAAAAGTTTTGCAGCAAGCGGCGATATTCTTGGAACGGTCAGCAAACTTGTTGCAGACAACAACAACGAGCAGTTTGCAAAAGAGGTCGGATTCAGGAATTACGCAGACTATACGGCTGCTGGAAATATTTCTCCGAACGACTTTTATGCCAAGCAGCAAGGCTGGCAGGATTACGCACAGCAATTAAATGCTCAAGCAAACGGATATAGCAATCCGAGCCAATGGAATACATACGTTAACAATCAACAAACCGCCGTCAACAATGGATTTATAAACTACCAAGATTATCAATCTGCTGGCGGTCAAACTTCTAATGATTTTTACGCCAAAAAAGAAGGCTGGACAGACTACGCCGAGAAACAGCAGGCAGAAGACGCTGGATTCAGGAACCCAACTGTTTGGAACACTCATGTTGTTGAGGTCAAGAATCAAGATGCCGCAAAGGCCGCGGGCTTTCCTGACTACGAAACCCAAACCCGTTTTGGCAACAACATAAACGAATACAGGGCTGTCCAAGAAGGTTGGAGCAGCCTGGGCGAGAAGCAGGCTGCTGCTGGCTACGAAATCACTTCTCCGCAGAAGTATCAGGAATTCATCAGCGGCAAGACTGAAGAAGACAAGATTGTCCAGATGCTGCAAGACCGCGGCGTCCCGGCTACCCCTGAGCGTGTTGCCGACATCATGAAGTCTTGGGATTTCAACCCCGCAACGCCGAATGTTGGGTTTGGTGAGGCATTCAATAAGTCTGACAATCTCAACATCTCCAACTCTCGCGCCGACTCGGTGCAAGAGGCTGCTGCGCTTGCCAAGTCGCTGGGCTATTCCAACTTCAGCTTTGGTGGCTCTGAGTACAAGTTGAACACGGCGGCGCCAACGCAAAACCCGTATGACTTCTTTGCCAACTTTGGCGAGGCGTACAAGGCCGCTAGGGCTGATCTCGGGGCAGGAAAGAACTTTGAGTGGAGAAATCCAGTCACGGGAGAGACGAAAACATTCAGCACCAACAACGAGAAAGAACAGGCAGTTGCAGATCAAAAGCGCATTGACCTGATGCCAGCCTACACGGGAGAGGGTGCGTACACAAGAACTGGGAATCCCGGCATTGTTAACGATGTTTTTTACGACAAAAGCACCGGAAATATTGTTCAAGACAATCGAGTTTGGGACTCGAATGGAAAACTTATCAGCGGCGAAGTAAAAAATATCAACCCTGACGCATCTGGGTCAACAGCAGAAAGACTGGCTGCTTCTCTCAAAGAGTCGTTTGGAAAGACATTTGACGCTTTCAAATATGTAACTTCTGGCATCAATAAAGGCGGCTGGGAACTTCTCAATCAAGTTGGTGTTTTGGGCGGGTTGACTGGTTTGGTTGATATGAACAACTGGGCCACAAAAACGGCAGCCGAAATGAAGGCCGTCATTGATGGGTATCAAAACAAGGAATTTCTAAACAACAGAGCTTTGATGAACTCAGCTATTGCAAAGGCTGGGAACGAGGGAATTTTTGCTCAAGCTGTAGAGGCAGGAAAGCAATTTGGATTGAACCCTCTGCAAACGGCAGAATTCATTGCACAGCAAGGCGCAAATTTGTTTCTTGGCGGCGGCGCTATGGCAACGGCCAGAGCGTTGGGGGCGGGCCTAAGCACTCAGCAGGCCGCAGCAATTGGAACGATGGCTGCTGCTCAAGGAGCAAGCGTGGCCGATGAGGCATACAAAGACGCAATCAAGAACGGCAAGCCACCAGAAGAAGCCATCAATTCAGCAAGGGCTGCCTGGGCTGGCGCTGCTTTGACTTCTGTTGTTGCTAACAAATTCATTCCTGGCGCACTTTCCAACGAAAGCGCCATCGCTGCTCAAGCAATTGCAAAAAACAGTCTTTCGACTGCTCTTAAAGGTGAAATGTCTTCCGAGCTTGCGGAAGAAGTTTCAGGCAAAGTCATCGGCAATATTGCAGCAGGCAATGCTTGGGACAAAGACGTTGGAGCGACGGCGGTTCAGGCGCTTATTGGTAGCGGGGTTATTACTGGTCTTGTGCAAGTTTCAACCACTGGCAGCCCAAGCACAGCAATTGCTATTGCCAAGGATGCTGGCCTTACAGATGCACAAATAGACGAGGCAAAAACAAACTTTCAAAAGGCGATTGATGACGTAAAAACTCAAACGCAAAGCGGAAACAAAGTAGAGAGCTACAACATTCCCGATGCTGTTGAAAAGCTCTCAACGGCGCTTTTGAATGCGAACTTGAGCGCAAGTGAAGTCTATCAATTGCAGAATTTGATCGCCTTGGATGCGACGCAAAGCGCAATAAAAACATCTCTAGAGAACTCTGGCGTACCTGCTGAGTTCTCAGGCTCCATTGCAAACCAAGCGGCTCCTCAAATTCTTGAGGGAAGTGATGTCAAACAGGCATTCGATAATCTGTCAGTCATCCTTCAAGCAAACGGATTTACTCCTGTTGACGCAAGTCTGATCACCAACAAGACATTGACGGGCACAGATGTTCGTCAAGAAATTGCCGAGCAGTTGGAGTCTCAGGGTTATAAAGCAAATCCTGAAGAAATTGACAATCTGATCAGTCAAAACGCAACAGCAATTCCAACAGAAATTGCAAGCGCCGTGTCTGACTACGCAGATGCAAAGGCCGTCAATAGAGAAGAAGCCAAAGAATCACTGGTGCAAGCGGGGATTGAGAACCCAACGCAAGAGCAGATCAACTTTTTGGCCGGTCAATACGATCAAGCTCTTCTTCAGGGAAGAGCTGACACTGCCGTCAAGATATTTGAAGAGCCAAATTTTGTTGAAGCTGAAATTCTAAAGAATATTGAGAACAACAAGATTGCTGGAATGGATGAGGCGGCGGCCATAGAAAAGGCCGTCACTGACATTGCAAGCAGTGTTGGTCAGTCGAACACAGATTTGTTGGCGCTCATTGGCAGAACTCCTGAGACGATTGTTCAGCAGTATCAGACTGGTGACTTGCAGCGTCAAATAAAAACAGCAGAACAAATTGAAAAACTTGAATCTCAATTGACCGATCAAGGCAAGTCTTTGGTTGATCAACTGACCAAGCAGGGAGAGACATATCAAAAAGCGTTGGAAGATGCGATTACGGCACAAAACGCTCAGATCACTGCTGGACAGACCCAGACTCAGACTCAAATTGCTCAACTTGATGCTGCTACAAAGGCAAAATTTGATCAATTGTCTGACGCTCAGAAAGATCAAGCGTTGCAGCTTGCGGAGACAACGAAAGACCTGCAAGGCTCCATCAATGCGGTGGCACAGCAAACCGCTCAACAGATTGAGGCTGGACAACAGCAGACAGCGCAGCAAATTGCAAGTGTCAAGGATTCCTTGACTGCTCAGATCGCAGCAAACGAAGCTGCTGGCTTGAGTAGAGACGAAGCCACCAGCAAGGCAATTCAGGATGTTGCAGCAAGCGTTGGCACAACCAAAGATGCTTTGCTGGCTCAAATCGGCCAGACCGAGGCTGGACTCCAGCAGCAACTTGCAACAGGACAGGCTCAGACTCAAGAGCAAATTGCTCAATTGGATGCCGCCACACAGGCTAAATTCAATGAGATGACTGAGGCGCAGAAAGCGCAAGCCTTACAACTTGCTCAGACCACCAAGGATTTGCAGGGGTCTATCAACACTGTTGCCCAGCAGTCTCAGCAACAAATTTCTGATGTTCAAACTGCGCTGCAAACCCAATTGGCGCAGCAAAGCGCACAAACACAGCAAGCCTTTGCTGACATGACTGCTGCCCAGAAAGAAGAAGTAGCGGCAAGGATTCAGCAGGGCCAAGACCTACAGACAGCGATTTCTGGCGTTCAGACGAGCCTCGGTGAGCAAATCACTGGCGGGCTTGCTTCCTTGTCTCAGGACTTCCAGAACAAGCTGGCGGCGTCTGATGCAGCAACACAAGCCGCTTTTGCGAACATGGATGCCACGCAGAAAGCGGAGACTCAGTCACGAGTGCAACTAGGACAGGATTTGCAGGCTGCAATTGCCGCATCTCAACAGGCTACTGAGCAGAAGATCACCGGAGGCTTAGAGTCGCTCTCGCAAGACTTCCAGAGCAAACTGGCTGCGTCCGACACTGCAACTCAAAACTCTTTTGCTCAGATGACCGCTGCCCAGCAGCAGGAGACGAGAGCCAGGGTTCAGCAGGGGGTTACTCTAGAAAACGCCATCGCCGGGGTTCAAACTGGTTTGGGCGAACAAATTACAGCAGGCCAGAAGAAAACAGAACAAGAGATCAGCGATCTCAACAAGAGCCTGACTGATCGCATCACTGCAAACGAAGCGGCAGGCTTGACGCGAGATCAAGCAATTTCAAAGTCTGTTGAAGAAGTTGCTGCGGGCCTGGGGTCAACAAGAGAAACCTTGTTGAGTCAAATCAACCAAACCGAGACAACCCTTAAGCAACAGTACGAAACTGGTCAAGCTGCGATACGAGCAGAATTGGAAGCTCAAAGGGCGGCAGATGAGGCTGCCAAACAGGAAGCAGAGAGAAAAGCCAGAGAAGAGGCAGAAAAGGCCGCTGCTCGGTCTCGGATGTCCACCGGGGCTGGAGTCCTTGGCGGCATGACTGGGGCGGCTGGGCTGGCGGCTCTTGGTGGCGTTATGCCAGGAACCGAAGAAGCGTCCAAACCTTTGACGGCCAAGTATTTGACGAGCAAGGGCGGGGACACGGGATTTAAAGGACTCTTGGACTT